TTCTTTCCTCCTGTCCCTCTCAATCCAAGAAAAGCACGATTTGTCCCTGCAATAAGACCTTGGAAAAAGTAGGCGATGTGTTCTCCGCCGGAAGTAGGGTCCAACAATAGAGTTTTGATGTTAGCGTATTCATCAACATTCCCAGCAAGGTCCTTTCCTTTGAACACAAGCCTTCCTAAGAAATCGTTGGCGGCAGGGGAAGAGGAGTTGCGTATCATGGAGATGTCGGGGCCGCTTGCAGTCCCCGCGTCTGTGCATTCAAGAATGAAAATGTTGCCAGTTGACGGTGATGTGACATGTAAATCTGCGTCGGGCGAAGCCTCTCCGATACCTACTCGGTCGTTGCTTATGTCCACAACGAAAACATCAGTATCAACGGTGACCGCACCTGCAAGGGCAAGCGTAGCCTCTCCCTCAACCGCGGCGATAGCGTTCGCGTCTGTATATGATGAACCACCCGAAGCCGCCGCCCACTTAACACCCGATGCTTCCGCGCTGTCAGCAGTCAAAACATGACCGTTGGTTCCTACACTCAATATGGTCGGGTCGCCCGAACCATCGCCTACGATGATTTGACCTTTCGTCGCGACATCGCTATTCATGATTGCACCCGCGGCGTCTACATTGGTTGCGTCCGTGACATCCGCGCTTGCTTCAATACCGTTCAACTTGGTGTGGTCAGCATCGGTGAATACATTGCTGTCCGACGCGCTTTCAACCAATGCTCGTATTTCGCTTGCGGTTTGGTCTGCTGTTGCGCTTGCTTCAATACCGTTTAGTTTGGTGTGGTCTGCATCTGTAAATACATTGGAGTCCGAAGCCGCCTCTACTGCCGCGCGTATTTCAGCGTTTGACTGGTCAGCCGTCGCACCCGACTCAATACCGAGAAGCGCGGTCATTTCTGTTTGCGTGATACCTGTCGCAAAGGCTGGCGCGCCACCGCTGATTTCAATAGCAGGGGCGTTGGCGATAATGGCTGACTGATAATCGCACCGAACCCACACCGTCCCTTCGTAGATGAATGTAGCGCGGTGTCCCGATGAGAGCGTTGCGTTCAACCCGCTCGGAGAGGTTTGGTTGTCAAAGACGATGTCGCCTGCACCGTCGTTGCACACCTCAATGATGTGGCCTTCGGGAAATTTGTAGTTCGCGCTTGCATCTCGTTCGGGGTTGAGCGTGATGGTCACGCCACCGTTCGGTGAGAGCATGAGGAATGAATCACCCTCCGCCGTCAACACCCATGCCCCGTTTGTTGTTAGCGCGGTGCTGGTTGCGTCAACACCTCGCCCCTGTAATCGCACAGCGTAGTGTCCCGTCTGTTCGTTGTTGCGCCCTGCAAAGTAGAACGAGTCAGCCGCGTGGCTACCGCCACGGTCTGCACCGCGCGATGGTCCTTGGCCGTATCCAGCATCGCCCGAACCCGGTGGTGATTGGTTAAACGCACCGTAGCGCGGATGACTGACCCAATGCACATTCACGGTGTCGGTGATGGCAAGTTCACCGTTGTCGTTGTGAATGGCGTTGAGGTGTGCTATGTTGTTGATACCTTCCGCACCGCCGTCTACGATTTCACCGCTGGTGATGGTGCCGAGCGATAGCGGCACACGGTAGTCTGCTGACCCTTCTACGAAGACGCGCTTGTCGTTGATTTCCACAATGTTGAGGTTGTTCGCTCCGCCACCGCTGGCGACATATTGAACACGGACATGAGCAAGGACAATGGTTTTCGCGTTGTTTCCCGCTGACAAGGTCTTGTAGTTGATGAGATACTGGTTGGACGCGGACGGGTAGAGGTTTGTCGTCGTGTCAACAGGACTACCGCCCTCGTAGTAGACCTTGTTGAGTCCGCCGCTTGGCGCGACATAGATGGTGTAGATGGCTTCTTCGTTGGCGGCAAGGGTGAGCGCACCGCTACCGTGCGAGCCGTTGTTGAGGTCAAGCGTGATGGTGTTCCCGACGCCGGTTCCGAATTCATAGAGCGCACCGTCCAGCACGGCAAAGCCACCGCTTACCGTCAGCGTGCTTGCTGATGCGCGCACCATTGAACCCGGCTGGTTGCCGCTGTTGGTTTCGTTGCGCGTAGAGCCATAGGCCCCGTCTTGATACCGCAGGATGCCGTTGCCCTGCACGCCTTGAATCAAGTTGGTCAAAGTCGTGGGCGACAACGAATCGCCGTCTCGTAGTCCGTCTTCGCCAAGCGTGTTCTGCGCGGCTGTGTGTCCTGCAATGTTGTCAGTCGCCATCATGATACCTCCAAGATGAATGAAAAGCGCACTTCATTTTCTGCGTTCTTTATGAATGAATGAATGTCGGCTCGGTAGACCGGAATGAACTCTCCCGTAGACGCGTCCTTGTATTGGATGTAGACTTCCTGCACAGGACTTGCGAAAACATACGACGCGTTGAACGAGCCTTCTACGAGAATGCTGGTGTCGTCAATGATTTGAACGCGAGGCACAACTCGTGCAAGCGTTCGCGCGCCACCGTCTTCGCTTGTTGCGATTGACCCGTCGCTCCCGATGTGCAACTCGTTGACAAGCGTGCTTAGGTGTTCCACCAAGCGTCTCTTGACAGCGTTGAGCATTGGCATCAAATCTTCCTCCTTGTCGTGGTTCCTTTTGTTGTTCGCATTTCGTGTGCGCGAGGTCGGAGCATTCGCATCTCGGCTATGGGCGAGACTATCGCGAGTCCGCTTATCAAGGTAACACCCGTGAATGTAGTCGCGCTCCTGCCGCTATACGAGACGAAGGATTTGTTGTCAAGTATGAGATGGCCGCTGTCGGCGAAACCGGAAGTGCTTGTGACGGTGATGGTGCTACCAGCATGCGTGCCGTTGATACGCGGCGAATAGCCGAATCCAAGAGCCGAGCGTGTGGGACCTGCGTTTGTGTTCCTGTGAGCCAACAGCAGACCTGCGTGGATGTTCGGGAAGGTGTTGAGTCCAGCCGTTGTCTTAGCGCGCGTAAGCCTGTCAATAACAGGGCGCAAGGTGAGCAGTCCTCTCACTTTCATCTCAGCGTTGCCAACTCCGCTCTTGTTGATGGATTGAATTTGGAACCCGCGGTCAAGTTCGTCGTCCTCTTCATCAACTTCACCATCGTCAGCCATTGCGTTGATAACGCCCTCAAGCCCTGCTTCGTAAGAAATCAATTGAAAATGTGATTCTCCTTTTGAAGTGTGCGTGGCTTCAACGATGGCTTGCTTCAAATCTCCAATTGAAGCATTGTTGAAGTTGACGATGTCAGCAGGCTCCAAGTCCCACGATAGCGAATGGGCCTTTGACGACAGCGAGCCTTGCGCTTTTTTGTTGAGGCGAAGGAGTTGACTCGCGCTTGTTCGGGCTTTTGACTCACTCGTTGCCGTTGGGTCTTTGGCAGTCATCTGCTTGATGGCACCTTGACGCTTCTGCATTTCACCATCGTCTACTTGCACGGTGATAGAATCGTTTAGCGCGATGCCTTTTCCTTTGACTACGATGCGGTTAGCAACCTCAATGATTGGGTCAACCTCCGTCTTGGCAACACCTCGTTGAGTCCCCAATTCTCGGTCGCGTAAGTTGAAAATTTTAGGGGCATAGAGGAAGTTGCCGTGGCGGTCATAATACATGAGGTAGTGGTCATGCCTTGCTACGAAACGGATGGCGGCGGGTAGCGCAGTAGACTGAAAATTTTGCGCGACAAACAGCGTGCTGATGCCGCGCGTGCCTACGCTGTTCAATCCATGCAACGCTTTGCTGAACATTTTTTCAACCAAGTCGGTGCTACGCAGACCGACGCTGACCGTTTGCCCAGCGTAAACATGAGTTGACTCTCCCATACTGATGTCGTTAAGCGTTCTTCCTCTCATGTTGTTGAGTTGAACGCGCGTGCCGTTGCTTCCCGCAAGAATGCTTTGCGTCCTCAATCGTAAGGTGTGGTCAATACTGTCAATCAACAACATGGGTCGGGTTGATGTTGTGGACAACTGCTCCCCGTTGAAGAAGACATTGTCTTCGTGGGTAGCGTGCGCAAGACGCAACGCCGAGTCTTCTTCGCTAATGCGATACTTGCGCTGATGTGTTGTTTGAAAATCTCCTTGCCTCGGCTTTGACACTTGCGATGTCTTGGAATTGTTTTGAATGGTTTCGTAAATGACATGATAAATTGCGTTGTCAACAAAGGTTGGCTCTTCCGCAAGCGCGCCAATCTCGTCGTGAACAGTATCGCTACGCCCCTTTTTTGGTTTTGCGTATGAAGTGTTGACGGGTGAAGGGACCGTGTAACTCACAACGACGCCTCCATGTCAGTCCTGTCACCTTCGCTACTGTGGTTGCTGGTGTTTAATTTATCGCCAGCGTAAAGCGATTGAGTGTAGCGCGGTTGCACCGAATAGTCCAAGCGAATAAATTTGTCCTGTCCGTTCTGCGCACTTTGCCTCCGGCTTGCGTCGCCTCGGAAGTGTTGAAGCGTGTTGTTGCTCACTATCATCCGCGCTACCGGTTGTGTTGAATCGGTAGTAAAATCGCTGGCCTCGGAGCCGGGTATTTTCGGGCCGTCGCTTGCAGGTTCGCTGGTTGACGATGAGAGGTTGAAGAGGTAGACAGGCGCGTAAGGAGGGTTGCTTGGTGATGGATTGCTACCCCGCATGTAAGTTGAAGCGGAGTCGGCGGCGCGTGCGTTTGGCGCATCATAAACAAACACACCGTAGCGACCTGCGGCGGTGGCTGACAAAACATGCGTGGTGTCATCGCGGAACAACTCAATATGTTGCTTGTCAAGCACGCGCACCGGTCGCAGCAAAAATTTGATGGTGGTGTCTTTGGTGTTGGTTTGCGCTGACAGCGAGTTGTGATTTGATGTTTGATACGGGTTGGTCGTTGCGCCCGACGACGAACCCCACAAGTGGTCGCTGATGGCCTCGCCGTCCGACGATACTTCCAAAATGTAAGTGCCTCCGAGCGGTGGTATGCCGTGCGTTGTTCCGAACTTCAACACCTGTTTGGCTGATGAGAAGTTGAGGGTGTGTAGGTTGAGATTGTCAACTGCGCGGTTTGCTGTGCTGACGCCGCCTGCAAGGATGAAGCGTTGACCGACTTGACGGTCGGTGTGCAGGCTGTGCGCTTCCGTGTTGGCGATGACATACGCAGGCCCTACGCGTCCATCGTTTTCTACAACACTCATGCCATCTAAACCAATGCGTGGCTTTGCTTTGCCCAGCGGCTCTTGAGCAAAAGTAAAGTTGGACTTCTCAATGTTTGCGCTGACATTTGCTTCGCGCTTCAACAGACCATCGCTACCTGCAACTTCAAGCCGACTGCTGATGCCTCTTGGCATTTCGTGCGGTTCAAGCGTGGTGTTGGACGGGCGAATAAATCCGCGCGTAAACGCAGGCTCGCTCGTGTGGTGTGACAAGACCAAACCGAACGGGCGCATGTCTTCCGACACATCCTGCAAAATGTCCTCGTTGAAGTAAGTGGGATAACGAACACCGCGTCCGTCGCCACGGTCGCCTACGCGCTTTGCGGTGGCAGGGTCAAAGAATTGTTCAGCCGCAACAGCGGTGCGCAAAGCGGTGTCGGTAAACATCGTCTCGGCTACCTTGGTTCGGTCAGTCGCTCGGTATGCATCTTCCGGGTCCCACGACGGACGAACGCCAAAGCCGCGCACAGGGAAACGACGCACTTCTTCTCCGGTGGTGTTGCCCCACCAATCCACCATGTAGTGAGCATGAGCAAGCGCGAGGTTGACACGCTGGTCTACAACATCCGTTCCTGCTTTGAGTCCCGCAGGCATGTCGGCGTGGAACCGACGAAGAGCCGTAGATGGGTTGCGAATGTTGCGCACCGCGCAACCGAAGCCCTTGGTCATACGACGACCGTCGCTGTATTTCACCTGCTGTCCCTTGAGGTCGCTACCGACAAGCGCGGATGCGTTGGTCTGTCGCTCAAGGATGCCAACATAGGACGGCGTAGCGGTCGCGGTTGGGGTTGTTGTTGTTGATTGGTCCTGCGTGGTTGTTGTCGTCGTGACCGCTTCGTTGCTGACAAACGGTCCCTCGGCTTGGAAGTGATATGAAGCGTAAGGGTCGCGCAATGCTTGGTTGCTTTTGATGGCCCAGCGTGGTCGGTTGTAGGGTTGGCGAACGCTGACTCGGTAGCCCCATCCAGCGTTGCGACTGGTAGACGCGGAGTTGATGGTTTCTGTCATCGTTTCAACATTCGCATTTGTTACGGTCAATCCTTTCGCGTCGCTCACTTGCTTGATGTTGGGGTCATCCCACTTGTTTCTCCATCCGGGTGCGCAAGTGCCGTAAAGCGATAGGGAACTCATCTGCGCGCCAAAGCGATGACCACCCGGCCAAAACGCACCGAGTTGATACTTGCGCGACTTGCCATCTGCCCCTGCTTGGTGAGGGTAGTTGCTGTCGGGGTATGAGTCGGTCAATCCGTCACCCGGTCCCTCCCACGCTTTCATTCGGAAGTTAAACGGCCCGTCGCTCATGGCGTAAGCGAACTCGTGATAGTGAACCATTTCGTAGTGTTCGGGTGCGTGGTTGTAGGCTTTCTTGTCAACTGCCGCATCAACCTTGTTTGTTCGGCTGTCCGAGAACCAAGTCATCGGGCGACCGAGGTTGTAGTGCCACATGCACAAATACGCGTCGGGGATGTGCAGACTGTTTGTATCGCGTGTCCCCGAAAGCAACTGCGGTAAGTTGCGCGTAGCCACGCTTGCTTTGGAGTTGGTGTAGATTTCGTTCTTTGTGTTGTAAGGTGATGACAAACGCACGACTGCGCCTTCTACTACCGCGGTCCAAAAGGCATTCGTAATAGCAGTTACGCCGTTGAACACAACGGGTCCCGTTGCGCCTGTTTGACTGATGTAGCCGCGGTCCGTGTAGGTAGCAGTCTGCTCAATACCGTTCGCGTCAACAATGACCAAGTGATGGTTGTAGTAGTTGCTCCCGACGAGAGGGAACAAAGTGTTGTTGCGGACAAACAATTTGCTCGCACCTTGATTGCCATTCTCAACGATGGCTGTTGGCGTAACCGAGGTGAGGTATTCGGTGTAGACATCAAGGTAGTGAGATGGATACCCAAGCATCGTTGTTTGACAACCAACGCCTCCAAGCGTAGAGCGACAGAACATGTAGTAGTCGTCCGGCTGGTATTGGTCAATGCGCTTCCAATTGTTGGTTGCAAAAATTGTAGAAGACGCAAGAGCAACACTCCACCACGGGACAGTTACGGTATGACCCGGAGAAGCGCGATGGAACATGTTTGGATGATATGGCATACTGCGTCGCGTAAATGCCCCGGACGATGAAGCGTTGACACCGAACGGGTTGGCAAGGCCGAGAGTGGGTGTGTTAGCAAATTGTTCACGCGTTGAAGCGTCGTGGTCAAGAATCAACTCGTTGATGAATATCTCACAACCGCGCGTATCAGCCATTGTTGCTTCGGAAAGGATGAGGTCAAATTGTGTGCTGTTCCATTGAAGTGCAACCACCG